CCAGAAGGAGTACCACCGACGAATGAAGCGTTAATACGCTTAATCTTGGTGAACAACTTGTTCAAGTCGTTAAGAACGAAACGACCAGCAGCAGCAGTACGGAAAACGTGATAGTTATTAGCGGCAGTGGCATCATTACCAGTAGAAGCTTGAGCTAGAGCGGTAAGAAGAAGATTAGCTGAAGTTCTTTCTTGCTTTAGCATAACTTCTTGAGCTACGCGAGTGAAAGTCTTGCTAACTACATCTAGACGGCTCTTGGCAGCGTACTTCTTGTCGAAAGCGACAGCGCTGTCGAGCTTGTAAGTAGCAACCTTTAGCTCTGAAGCTGTAGGTTGAACGATGTTCTGAGGAAGACCACCGGCAACAGATTGACTATAGACCTTGATATAATCTTCGTCAAAAATGTCGTAGTAGAGATCCAAAGGAATTGAAGGATTATCTTCAGCGTTGAATTGGAGGCTGGTGAAGAGATTAGAAACGGTAGGAGCGTTGTTAATAACTTCAGCGAGGACGGGTCCAATGAACTGAGCTAAAGCAATTTGAGCTTCATAAGCAACCTCACGGTTGCGAGAAGCCATAGCCTTGATTAGTTCAACTTGTTCGTCTGTTCTTTTTAAAACGATTTTCATGTTATTTTATATTTAAAGATTAGAGTACAGAGGCGTTAGCACAATCGATTTGTACGATAACGTATTTACCAGTAGTTGTACCGGCGAAATAGTCGCTCTTACCATTTTGACTGGATCTGCTGCCAGTAGCCAATACTTTACCGATGATAGAATATTGACCAGTGAGAGGACCAGAAGTTGTTGGGGCCAATCCGGTAACCTTACCAGCATTAGCAGAGATAAGAAGATGAGAATTGACAACCATGTTAGCGTCAACCCAGTCAACAGCAGTATCATTCAAAGTGAAGATACCACGGGTGGCTACTGGAACAGCTTGTCCAGAGAGAACGGCTTGTAGCTCTTGTCTCTTTACAGGATTATAGAGGAGCTTTTCACCATTTTCATCAAAGGCGAGTGTTTGATTGAGCGTAATACCAAGAACAGGAGCGTCATTGGTAGCCGCAGTGAAGGTAAGAGGAACGCTAGGATACTGAGCGGCTCCAAGGAATGGATAGTCAGTCTTACCTAGATAAGCGTTGGTTCCGTAGGTAATTGGATCAAGATCCAAGTTACCAGCGTTTACCTTAACGAAAACACCAGCGGAACCATTACCATTGGTAGATGGATTATCATCGCAGGTGGTATTGGCGAACATATTGACAACGTCAAAGTCGCTATATTGTCTGAATGGATATAATCTTAGTGACATATATTTTTAGTATTTAATTGTTATGTTTTCTTTCGAGAAAGCTTTTGCGATCTTTTCTTTCCAAGAGGGTTGAGCCTCAGTGACTTCAATCTGACTAGAAATAACAGCAGTTTCTTCCTTGGCGTTTGCCAAAGCAGTTTCTACTTGTACGGTTTTTTCTGTCGCTTGAGCGACTGTTTGAGTATCTTTTAGTCTCTTGGCTAATTCGGCTTCGAGTCTATCTTGGAAAACTTTTTCTTGTTCAGTCTTAAAAGCCTTGCTCTTATGTCTGTAAACTACAGAAAGCTTTTCTTTGTAAGAAGCGAATGCTTCGTCTGAACTATCTAAAGAAGTAATATCTTTAGCTAAAATTGATCTATCAAGATCATCGAAATCAAATTCTTGATCTAGAATTCCCATTCTTGTATTGAAAAGTTCTTGACTATTCTTGGCGGCTACGGCGGACTCTAGTTCACCAAGCTTAGAAATTGTAGCGTTTAGATCTTCGCGCAACTTTTCGGTTTCAGCGATAGCCTTTAATTTAGCCTCTTCAGCAGCTTGAAGTTGAGACTTAAATTCGTCGTTCTTTGACTTAATGCTTTCGGCGATCTTATGAGAAATGTTAGCAACGGCCTCTTCATTAAAGTTGACAGTCTCTTGCTTTTCAGCAAGAACGGTCTTTAGTGCGGATAGTATTTGTTCTAGATCCATAGTATTTATTTTAGATGTATTTACAGTCGTTTTTTCTGCTTGTGAAAATATTTTCTTGTTTATTCGTAATAAATCTAATGAATTTACTTCAAAAGATTCTATTTCTTCAGCTTCGGTATCGTTTTTAATCATTTCAGAAGATCCATCATCAATAATTACTCCTTGAACATCTGCCGCAGGATTGGTTGTGAATCCTATTCCTAATGGATAAATGCGACCAGTGACTAAACGATAAACTGGAGTACCGTCATTCATTACTCCAGGACCATCAAAGCCTCTTAGATACTTTTTAAATTCTTCTATTTGTTTTTTATCTGTGATTATTTCTGCTTGGCTCAAATCAGCACTGCCAACTGCAACCATATATTCATTAAATCCAATTTCCCAACTTGCACTTATTCTTTGAAATAGATTTGATTCAGGATCATTTGATTCCATGAGAGCATCAGCAAAACTTCTATCAACAGTCTTATAAACTACAGCCGCCAAAGAAATATTAAATGGATCTAACTTTCCTTTTACATCTTCATCTGAAATAATCTTATTAGAACCGATAGCAGAAAAAGCTGAATTAACAATATGCCCCACTACTCTTTGCTTTTTATGCTCAATGTTAGTTGGCTTATGAATAAAATAATTCTTGAATGCAATAGCAGTGTTAGTATCGATGCCGTCGCCATTCTTATTGAATTTATTAACCAGTGCAGCATTAAAAGCCGCCCCAATTAAATCAACGTTTGTATCCAAGTTAACAGATGAAGGGATAAGGCTTTTTAGAGAATCTAAAGAAGCTTTAGATACGAGAACATTGGTATCAAAATTTAGACTAGCGGTTACAAAATTCTCAAATGACGTTCTATATTTAAACATAATATATAAATTTACACTGAGTATTTAGTACTGTGATATAAAAGAGCAGCAGAATATGTCTCTAATTGATGTTCTGCGCCCAATTCTTGAATTCCTGGTAGTATGCTGACCTTATCTAATATAGAAGGATCTTTAACAACTGTTTTTGCTACCGTCTCCCAAGTTTCATTTTCGCAACCAATAATAATAGCTTCTGATAAACTCTCAGCTACCTTCTTTTGCTCTTCATTTAGCTTTTTCTTTTTATATTTTGTTTTTAATTCGCCTTCGATGATTGAATATAAAACTTTTGTGCTTTCCATCGTTTTGGCAATAGCTTCTTTAGCAAATATTGATGAAGCTTTAGCCCCCATTGGACGACCTCTCTCAGTTGGAGTTGTAGTCTTCTTCATTGGTGGCTTGGCTCCAATATTTGGAACTTCTGGCATCGCAGGAGGAATAACTGGAACGCCTCCAACGATTGGATTATAAAAACCTTTCTTGCGCTCTTCGACAAACTTGGTTTGAGCGGCGGCTAACTCTTCTTGAGTTGGATAAATACCTGTTTCGATAACCTTGAGACCTTCTTCTGGAGGAAGAATTCCAAGTTCCATCATGCGAGTCACGACGCGATTAAACTGAGTTTCATCCTTGATTGAAACTTCTTCGAATTTAGCAATAGGACACTTACCTTTAAATCCTAAATTTCTAAATATAAGTTCCATTTCGGGACGTAGAAAATCATTTAAGAATGCGTTTCTAGCTTCTTTTAGTCTTTCAAAAAATACTTGTGCTTTTACTGTTGTATTTGCAAACTTTTCTGAACCAATAAGAATATTCTGAAGACCTTCTTTGATATCTTCATTTACTATTTTATATTTTTCATAACCTAAAACTTTATTTAGATCGGGAATAACGAATTCTGCTTTTGTAGTATAATCAGCGATAAGAACACGACCTACAGATTCATTATTTAGCAAGCCTTGCATGGCTTTTATATTTTTATGATTGATGCCGCCTTTGCTAGGCTCAGTACCCATCGTTATCAATAGAATGACATTCTCAATTGTGCGGCAAATAGCTTGGTCTATCTTCTTCATTTCCATCTTGAAGTTAATGTCGTCCAAAACGGCGAATCCAAAAGGAATAGCAAAAGGTTCATAGTCTTGCTTTTTATAAAAAGAATATATTACATCTGTTGGATTGAGTTGAATCTTTAATCCGTCTTGCGCCCATTGACCATGCTTTATTTTAGTTTGGGTCTCTTTATCTAGACTATTAAATACTTCTACATCTCTATCGTTTTTTGGATTCTGCAATCTTTCTAACTCATATTCTGAAAGAATCTTTTGATAAACAACTTTCTTCCAAGAACTTGTTCTATTTACTGTTACATAAAAAGGATTCAATAGAATATATTGAACAGGAATTAAATTCTTTACATCATAAGGTGTTGGGTAGTTATGAATTTCAACATTTGTTTCATAAGAGTCTCCATCGTAATTAGCATATGTCTCTAATATGCTTTGAAAATCATCAATAGTAAATTTAGCATTTACTTTATAAAAGAAAACATTGCCGCTTCTGTAATATTCGCGAAAATACTGATCTTTAACGTTCCACATCTTTGTGTACTTCATCCATTTAGAAAAAAAGTCGCGAGCTTTTTGGCTACCACCTTCTAAATAAATTTCTGCATTAGCAAATTCCGACATGATATCTACCGCATTTCTAAAAATAGCTACATTGGCGTAAGCTTTTTGACACAATTCGATAGCATCACGGATATTGTACCCATTAACTGACATCTCGAAAGGCAATAAACCTTCACGGATATTCGCGTATTTATAAATCTTTGGTCCTACATAAGCCAAGTTTCTTCTAATAGAAGTGCCACCATCTCCAGAACCAGAAAAATTATTTCTTTCGTAACTGGCAGAGCTTTCGTAAAAAGAATCGCCAACAAAACTTGGTTCTGATTCAGAATTGTTGTTAACCAAGTCCTCTAAATTACTGTTATTATTTTCCTTTGCGCCTCTAGAAAATCTATTCCAGTAAGAAGACTTTTTATTATAAGATCGACTCATATTCTTTATTTTACACTTATAACTTTAAAAGTGACTTTGAAAGTTACTTTTACGCTATAAACATAGGAGTAAATGTTTCTGTATTATCTTCTACAGTAACAGTTCTCATATCAATTATAATCTTTGTCATCCAATTTCCTAATACTAATGCTGAATAACTATCTTTTCTTGGTTTATCTGGACCTGATTTACGTTTTAGATTAGCAGGAAGATCAAAATTTTGCATACCTTGTGCAGAAGTTGTTATTTGTATAAGCGCACATTCTGTTTTTGTTAAAAGTATCATATCTGACAAATGTTCAACAAAGTCAATCATTCTTGCGCCGACATCCGCTTTATCCAAATCAGACACATTAGAAAATTTAAGATTTTCTATTCCTATTCTTTTGTTTATTTGTGACTTGTAATGATCATCCATAGCTCTGCTTGCAAAATATATACGACGATGATCAAAATTAGCTTGCAATAATTCATTCGCTTGACGAATCCAAGCTGATGTAGGTTTTCTCATGAAAACTGTTTTATAATCTGTTTTATTATATTCTGATTTTGCGGCATATAGATTAGATTGGTATTCTTCTGGCCTTTCAAACTCTGTTGTTACGCATTTTAACTCAATCTTTTCGTCTTTAAACAATTCACTTTCATTGCAAGAATTCATAAACTGAACACCACCATTATAGTCCATACATATAGCGACAACATT